ACTGTAATTCAAAATATAATTTCCATCTTTATCAGTAATAAAGTATGTAAGGTTGAACATATTAGTAGCCTCAAAGTTATCATTTGGAAGATCTTTAATTAAAAAGTCTCTTTCATTCCATCCTTTTATAGTATTATCAAATATATCAGGTATCTCCACTTTAAATAAAGTATCAAAGTTAGGCGATCCTGGCTCTAAATTCCTATAATACTCATTTAATTGAAGATCATTATATCCAAAATAATTTATTGCATTTATCAAAGATTTGTAAGATCCGATATAAGGATAAATCTCGTGCTTATTCATTAAAAGTTCTTTACGCTTTTGATTTAAAACCAACCAATCAACACCACCCTCGTTTATATCATACTCTTTAAAAATAAAAACTTCATCCGGGCTAATTAACTTACCTACATTACCAAGCTCAACTTTAAATCGCTCATCTTCTTCTTCGGATTGACCATAAACAATAAATCGACCGATTTCTCTATCTTTAACTTTTATTGTTGTTTTAAGATATGTAGTATTTGAAAATTTTGGATAGTTATCTATGATTGTTTTTTCACTCTCTAAATAATCAAATGCTCTATTAAAGAAATCTACAACTAAATAATTAGTAAAAACACTTCTGATAATTACAATAATACCATTATTCTCAGATATGTATTGTTGTTTTTTGTTAGTAGTATCTTTAATATAAATAGTGATGTGTTGACCTTCTTTTAAACCTCTACCAGTAAATACCTCAGAAGACTCTTCGTTTATCTTTAAAATACCTCTCTTATCGTTGTTGTTTATTAGTGTCTCAAATGTTAAATAAGTATTTTCATCAGAATCAATTGTGAAGTCTATTTCTTCTTTTTTATACAATTGCAATACTGACCTTAATGCTCCTTCTTCTTTAGATTGAAATCCTAAAAATAACTCTAATGATTCAGCCTCAATAGATATATCATCCTCATCGTCTATATAACTTAAAGTATATTCAATTTGATCAAAAACAGTTTGTTGATACTGAGGAAAAGAAACTCTATTAACATCTTTATTTGGTAGTTTATTTAAAACTATATCAGTTAAAGGTTTTGGTCCAGTATAAGCATAAGGACCGGTGGATGATAATTGATCTCCTGTAAAGTCATAAATAAAAAACTCAGGAGTCTGATCTGTTAACCACTTCCAATAAAATTTAACCGAAGTATCACCTTCAAAGTTTTCTCTCGGCCTTCTAAAATACTCTCTGGTCTTCAACCAAACATCGGGTCTTGGAACATAATCCGGACTCAATGTGCCATATAAATTCTCACCAACTGAAGAATATGTAGCAACAGTTGAGGTTATTGATACATTTAAATCAACCTCAATTTCTATAAATGAGTTTATAGAAGGCTGTATAGCCCAAACCGACTTTCTTTCAGGGTTGTAAATTATTTTAGTAGCAGGTGCCGAAATTACTTGATTATAATTAACTTGTCCAGTTTTACCATTCATAACTATGATACTATCAGTAACCTGTGATGTCATATAAACATCACCGTCAAATTGATTCAGAACAATATATCCGAAATTACCAATGTTACCAGAAGAAATAGTTTCATTTGTTAAATCTAATCTTCTAAAATTAAACGAACTATCAGAAATATTCATTTCACCCGTTAAATTATTAAAAATCATATCAGTGAATGGATAAGTAGAAGCCGAGGCAAATGATTGAGTAACTCCGCTATCATTTATCTCTATAAGTCCATTACCACCATAAACATAAATAGATTCATTTACAGGCTCATAAAAAATAGAACTTGTAGCACCACTAATAACATATGTTAATTGAAGATTTCTTGTAGCACCATCTATTTTATAAACATTATCCACACCAGTAATAAACATATCTTTAAGATAATCATTGAAAACCATAGCTCTACAATTACCACTAGGAAGAGATTTTGTTTCACTTGGTGTTGATGTTAAATTATTAGCATACCAAATATCAACACGACTCGCATTTTCATAAGAAACATAAATATCACCATTTATAGGGTTGACTTCCATCTCATAAGCTTTAGAAGAAAATGTGATACCTGAGATGACTACATTACTTGTTGGATCAATCACCCAAAGATAATCCTTTGATAAACCATAGATATAGCTATTAACTGGATTATATTCCATTTCTAAACTTTGAGTATTACCAGGTAAATCTATAGTTGTTATGTAATTTCCAAAAAAGGAATCAATTACAACAAAATTATCACCAAATCCATAAATAGAACTAACTAATTCTAAATAAACCAAATCAACCAAATTAGTAGTTCCCGCAAAACCATTTAAGTCATAACTGTTAAATGTATAACCATTAGGATTAAATTGAATACTAAACATAGTTGGGTCAAATCCAAGAGGGTCAAATTCACCTAACCCACCACCGGTTGCTCCAGTCGGCGCAACAGGTATAATACAATCACTTTGACCAAAACCTAAATCAAAAGCCAATGTCATGAATCCAGATAAACTACAAGACTTTTGACCTAAATCCCAAAAAGGCCCCTGATAACTTAGATTTAATACTTTAGGATCTAAAAACTGAATAGTATAATCTTGGTTAACAAAAGGATAAGCTGTATTATTAACAGTAAATGCCATACCAGTGGCAAATCCAGATTCTTCAAAAGAAGCGGAAGATGATGCAGAAAGTATCATCTCATTTGATGCTATTAAAACACCCTCATTACCCAATAATTTTCTATTAACACTGAAATCACTAACACCTGGTAGATTTAATTTACCAGTTGTTATTTTATAATCCAATCTAGTTTCTAAGTTAGATAGGTTAAATTTCAATAAAGAATTTACAGCATCAACTCTAATGTTTCTTTCTATCAGAAATTCAGAATGTGTATCATACCAAGCTTGTAATGTAGCAGATATATCAGGTGTCGAAGCTGTTGAAAAAATTGTTTGTTGTCCATAGTCAATATCATTAACTTTAATATTTAAATATGGACCCATATTTGTAAATAAAACTTTAGAGTGCTCAATATAATAATCAGCTGTTGTTCCAACTTCAACATTATTCACAATAAGTGGAATATTAGGATAAGCAGATTTAACTAAAATAGAATTATAAAATACAGATGTAAAATCACCAGTATATTTTAACTCAACATCTATTCCGAGTCTAAAAAGTGTAAGATACCATCTTGATAACCAGTTTCTTAAAGTTCTATCTATACTCCTCTCCATATCAATAATAGAACCAGTGTATAAAATAGCGGCTTCTTCATCATACACCATATTATTGATTATAACTTTTATACCAAATTCATCTATATCAGTAAAAATAATGTTGACTCTTTTATTTTCCGAAAAATTATAGTTTAACTCATAATCAAGGTGTTCTTTTACTTCAACTAATCTTTCAAATGTTTTTCTCTCACCACCAATAGAGTAAGTAGGACCAACAGTAGTATGATAAAAGTTAACAATAGCATATTTTGAAGCATACATTAAGTCAGCTCTTAGTTGCTTTTGATAGTAAAACAAATCAATGTTAAAAATCCCCAAATCGGTGTGGTATTTTTCAGCAGCAGCGGCTAAAGTAGCTTCTGCTGATGAAGTCCAACCATAACTATAATAATATCTATCAGATGTTAAATATATCTGAGCATATCCTAATTCCTCGTCTATCAATGGATTCGTAGCCTTTATTCTTGTGGTGATTGTCCAGTATTGTGAGTCTTCAGGTGTTATGAATCTTGTATTAGAAGATCCAAAGCTTTGTGTATAAGCCTGTAAACACTCATAGATTTTATTTTCATAAATAACCTGAGATTGTGTAGCAAAATAATATATGTTATTAATCTGATTAAAAGTAGGTATATCACCAACCATATAAAAGTTATTATTAGAACTACCAACTATTTTAAATTCTACACCCGGTTTCATAATATGAGGGTAGTTATCAGCATCATCTATTATAATATCAGTTCCGACAATTTTTAAAGAACCTTCATATAATTTAGGAACATCCGTCTTTGTAATTACCTCAATAATCAAATCTGTATTAACAGGAAGTGAACTTTTAGAAGCTGAGTATTCAAAGTGAACCAAATCAGACAAGTTAACATCAGTTACTGTTAAAATATTCTCGTCGTTTTTCTCACTACCAATAATATTTAATTTTTTACCAACATAATATTTATCATAAAACTCGGGCTCATTCCAATTAGATAATCTATTATCATAAGTTTTTGAATTCACATAATCATAAACACCAACAGCATTCAAACCACTAATAGATGGATCTGAATTTATTTGTGTGAAAAAATTACTACTATAATCATTATAATAATTCTGTTCAAATGTGGAGTTATCCATTTGAGAAAGTATCATAATCGCACCAACTTTGGTTCCAATAACAACGTAGGTCTGTGATAAGTCCTGAAACTCAAGTAACTTATTATCAAATTGAATAACTGTACCTATTGGAAAATTAGCATGGAAACTATCACCATAAATCCACTTAGTATAAAAATCAGGATCATTATTAACTGGTTCTATTTTAGTTATTTTTTGACTTTTAAAGTTAGCTCCATAAAAATGTAATCCATATTCATTAAATAATTGGAACTTTTTAGTTGTTAGTTCACCTATAGATTCAAATTCAAATGATGGTATATTCTCGAGTGTATATATAGCGTACGTTTTAAACGTATCTGTTGAGTTTTCATGAAAAAGTATATCTCCTTCAAATCTCTCCTGTAATTCATTGTAGGATAAATTTAAATAATCTCCTTCTTTGTTGAAAAATTTTAAATTCTTATGATTAGACATTAATTCTAATTGAGTTTTAAGTATATATTAAAAACCTATTTCTCAATCGACAAAAATAATATATAGGATATGTCAAAAATTTATAACTATGATGACTTTCTAAATGAAGAATTTTTTAGAAAGATTTTTGGAAAAAAGAAAAAAACTTCGATGAAGTCTGAAGTAGATTTAGCTGTTGAAGAAATTATAAATTTCCTAAATGAGAATGATATACACACATGGGATAATTTCTTATATTCTAAAAAAGCAGATAAATATATAATAAATAAGATAATTGATGGATATGCAAAAAATATGAAAGATGTTGAAGAAATAAGATTCAAATTAAGAATTGAATTATCAAATAGAAAACAACTAAGAGAATATCTTTCAGATTTAGAATCCAATGAAGAATATGAAAAATGTGCTCAAATAGTAAAGGCTATGAGTTCAAAATAAAATAACAACTATGAAAAACTTAAAAAGATTTAACGAAGAATTTGATTGGGATGAAGTCCTTAAACAAAACAGAAAAGAAGGAACCGATAAATGGTCATCTTTAGAAAAAGACATGATGGATATTGCTGAAAAATATGAGGGTCAATTTGGATCTGACTCATATGGCATTGTTGATGCTATGTACCAAGTATTAGACAGTATGTTCCAAAAGAAGGAGTCTAAAAAAGAAGAATCAGAAGAAATAAAATTTGATGTAAAATCTTTAGAAATTGATAAAGACGAAAAACCATCTTTTAAAACATCTGTTGATGACCAAGAAAAATTGGATAAAGAATTCAAAAAAGAATTAAACAAGATTGAAAAATTTGAATCTTTTATTACAATAACCATCACAAATAATGATGAGTTAGAAACACCCGACGATTTTAGTGGAGTAACAGATGAATTTGATTCAGATGAAGAAAGTGAGATATCAAATTCCTGTTGTAATAACTGTTCAGGTGAAGAAGGATGTCAATGTTGTGAGCAATGTGGATATGGAGAATCTGAAAAAAGTCAAGTTATGAATGTATCTGATTTTTTAAAATCAATTATCAACTAATATGAAAATTATTAAATTCACAGAATCTGTAAATGTTTCAGAATCTCTTAAATATCATTTAGAGAATAATAAACCTATTACTGAAAATATATTCAGACCGGGTTCAGAAGCTTTCTATGAAGTAATCAAAGAAGCTAGAGAACTATTTGATTTAGGCAGAGTTAATCTATGTGATGTTGATAAAGAATTATACGAATCAACTGATATTGGTAAGTTTGTAATGTACAATGGTGAATTAGTTCCTTTAGATTTACCAATGGAAAACATTGAAGAACTAAATGAGGCGGAATATAAGGGTAAAGAAGTTAAGTTAAACTATCCAATGCGTGGTGGAACTAAAAAATATCAAGTTTATGTTAAGAATCCTAAAACCGGTAAAGTTAAAAAAATTGCATTTGGTGATGTAAAAGGTGGATTAACAGCTAAAGTTAGTAATCCTAAGGCAAGAAAGTCATTTGCGGCTAGACACCAATGTCATTTGAAGAAAGATAAAACTAAAGCCGGATATTGGGCTTGTAGAATTAACAAATATGGTCACCTTTGGGGTGGTAAAACTTATCCTGGTTATTGGTAATTATGAAACATTTGAAAACATATAAAATATTTGAATCTGATGAATATCTAACAAAAGAAGAAAATCAGTGCTTGAAAAGCATTTATATTTTTTTAAGAGATGTTCTCTTAGATTTTAAAAAACAAGTTTCGATTTATTATCAAAAAAATCCAGGTCAATTGAGTATAAGTAATTTTATCAAGAATCATTATAACCTACCCAATAAAGTATCAAAATCACCTGAATCTATTTCTGTTGATTTTGATAAGGTGAATCCTCTTATAAGAAAAACTTTTAAATCTTTACAGAATGAGTTTATTATAAACTTTATAGCAAAAGGTGAAGGAGCTTCTATAAGATCGAAGACTGAACCACTAAGAATAACAGGAATGGATATCGGTACGACAAAAATTTTCAACTATCCAGAAGAATCTTTAAAGTCTAGTCTACAACATGAAATACAACATATCGCAAATATTGAAAAGGAAGGAATAGAAAAAGGTGACTTTGACTCAGGTTATATTTATTTAACATCTAAAAAAGAAATAGATTCTCATGCAAAACAATTTGCATACTTATATAAAAATAAATATCCTGAAGATAAGGAAATAGACGGTAAAAAACTAATGGATATGGATATGATAGAAAGATCTAAAAAGAAACTAAATTTATATCTTTGGTTTAGATCACCAGAACAATTTAGAAAACAGGAGCAAAATAAAAACATGACTGATGAAGTTTATGACGAGATAAAAAAAGCTGGACCTGAGTTTGTAGAAAAATTAAAATATTACTTTAATCTTTTTAATAAAAAATGAAAAATCTATGACACTTCCATTTCAAGAAACTAAATTAAGTGATAATGAATTTATCAGAGAATTCTATCAAGATACTGACTCTGGTGAGTTTATGTGGCATAGAGATCACGAATCTCGTATTATAGAACCTATTAATGAAACAGACTGGTTAATTCAAATTGACAATCAACTACCTAAAAAAATAGAAGGTGAGATTTTTATACCAATGGGTGTTTATCACAGACTAATAAAAGGAAGTGGTGATTTAAAAATAAAACTTAATAAGTTGAATAATCAATTTGATCATTGAATCTTTTTTCTATAAAATTATTCAATTGAATACACTTTTCATATTCTTCCAATTCTATAAGCTCTTCTACTATTTTTTGTAAAAATCTTTTTGTGTAGATTTTAAAATCTTTAGAATATGGTTTCCCAGACATACATCTGTTATAGATTTCAATAGTATCCATTTAATCGTTTTTTGAATTATAGTTTTCTTTATAAATTTTAATCACCTCATTATATTCAGTCAACAAACCACTTTTAAACTTATCATTATCATAGTTTTGTTTTAAAATATATTCTTTTACATAATCTTCATAGTCTAATGCAATTGATATCTCAAAAGTGTCTTCATCAACCTCAACAGACTCATTCACCTCATCATCAACTAACTCTTTTGTAATATCATCGATATACTCTACAGAAGCAAAATTACTCTTTTCTAGAATAACTTCCAATTTTCTTCTAAGTTTTCTATTAGAAATTAATAAATTATTAGATATAGCTATATCAATATAATCCTTTGAGTCTTTTAAAGTTTCCAACAACTCAACATCTTCTTCACCAACAACTCGAACTTTCTTAAAAACAGGGGAAACTTTATTAGGAATAAACTCCTCACTGTTATCTTCAGTATCTATAACAAAAATTCCCTTTTGATCGCCATAATCATTTCTATCCATTTGAAATATTGATCCAACAAATGTGAAGTTTTTATTAGTTTGAACTAAATGTATGTGACCGCTATAAACACCTTTGAATGCTGAGAAGTTTTCAATGTCAATTTTATCCGAGTTTTTATGAGCAACTGATGTTAAGTGCATTTTACAACCATTTAAATCAGAATGACAGAATAGATAATCACAATCACGATTATCATCGATATTCTTTATCTGTTCCAATCTTTTCTCAATATAAGGCATCATTAGTATTTTTCTACCATTATATTCAATTTTAGTTACTTTATCATAAATTGTAACATTAGGAATGTATCGAAATGGTCTAATAGAGTTTATTTCAGAAGCTGATTTAGACCAAAGATCATGATTTCCTATAATAATATGTGTAGGTGCAATTTTAGACAATTCCTCAACTACATCCATACCATAATTAAGTAGATTAATAGGTATAATATTTCTATTATCAAATAAATCACCTAAGTGAACTATTATATCACCTGGTTGAATTCTTTTTTTAAGTGTTGGTATAAGGAAATCACTAAAGTACTCTTTATGAACTTTGTACCATTTGTCTACTGAATTGGGATATCCCAGTCCTATATGTGAATCACCAATAAGATATATTTTACTCATATTATTTGTATTAAAACAAACATCAATTGTTGGATAAATAACACATTTTAGAAAAAAAACAGTTTTATAATAGAATATATACTCTATATAATCTTTTGTAATAGATAGAGACAAAAAGAATTATAATATATAATACATAATTTGTTTACAAATTAAATAAAAAATAATAAAAATAAGATGCCATTGCCACATTTTACCCAAGTAATCAATACAGGTTCTCCTGGTGGACCAGGTACTTTACCTGATGAGATTGTATACACAAACTTATTTGAGATAACTTTCATTTTACCAGTTATTCTTCAAGGTCAAGGTAGAGACCCAATTCTATTACTACAAAATGCTACTAAAATCTCACTTGCTGAATTAACAGGATTTGATGTTGCGGCAGTAGCACAACGTTTCAAATACTCTACGAGAATGTATATGAAACCTCCAACAAAAACAGATGGTACTTTATCAATACCTTTTCAAGTTAACGTAAACAATAGTGGTGTGATGGAAACTTGGGCTACTCTAAAAGCTTGGTATGATTTAGTATTCAACTCTCAAAATGGAGCTCTTCACTACAAATCTGATATCATTGGAACAATTATTGTAAACCAACACGATAAAAAAGGTGTTGTATTAAGAAGAGTAACTTTCCAAAACTGTCAAATGAGTAAATTATCTGGTTATGAACTTGACTGGGCTTCTAACAACATCGTTGAGAACGTTCAAGCAGATTTTGTTTATGACTACTTTATTGACGAATACATTGATCAAAACTTTGGTATTAACCCACCAACAGTTACTGGTTATGGAGGATAAAATCATTATAAAAATAAAAACCCACCAATTTGGTGGGTTTTTTTATGCTCATTTTTTATTTAAAAACTAGGCATTTTAAAATTACTTTGCATACTAGAAGCATTCTTCATCATACCACCGTAATCCGGCATACCTTTAGATTGATCATCCTCTTGTTTCTTACGATTACTTTCTTCTTCTTCGATTATCTCATTAACCAATCTAACATTCTCTTCAAACATCCAGAATGGCCACATATCCATGGCCATTTCTTGAAGATGAAAGTGTTTTTGAAGTAATAATTTATTCTTTAATATATGCGTCAAAGGCATCTGAAATAACGAAAATACCTGCTGCTCCGTCGGGAAACTGCATATCTGTGCGGACCTCCTCACCGCACTCACAGTTTGATTTTAACTCTTTAATACCAAAAGTCATTTTATTAACAGCTGCATTTAAGAACTGGAATGATATATCATCAATCTCTTCAAATTCTTTTAATTTAGCTTTAATACCATCATAAGTTATTGCAGTTCTAGCACCTAATAAGAAAGGTATAATTTTTAAGAAAGCCAAATTTGGAGTTCTTTTTTCATTATTTTCTCTAATAATATAATCAGTAAATGCTTTTTGAAGACCAATATTAGGAGGTGTTAATTCATAAAATTTACCATTAACTGTTTTAAACTGATAAGTCTTACTAGATAAGTTAAAATATCTTTCAAGTTTCTCATCAACCTCATGAAAATCAAATGTTTTTCTATTTAACTCTATTTTAACCTCACCACCACAAGTACATTTAGCTGTAACAGCCAATGAATTTCCTTGTTGGAATGTCAATTCTCTGATTAAGAAAACTAAGAATATTCTATCTTGATCTTTAATCTCTAAATAAGAACCCATTTTACCATCAGGATATTTAATCCTAACACAAGCTTGCAACATATCATTCATTTTTTCAACAATGTCATAAAAGTTATTATCATCAACCATTGAATATGCTTGAATTTCTCTTACTTTTGCTGGTCTTACCATAAATAGTGTGCCAGTTGGGTAGAAATCACCACAAGGTAACTCTTCAATATTGAAGTTAAAATACTGAAGGTCAGTTGTTCTTGTATTATCAACTTTTGGTTGAGCTACAAACGGAATATCAGAGTTTTGTGAGTTA